CAGTCGCGTCCTCCGTATCCATCGCGCCAGCCATGTACGGCGGCGGGTTGAACCGGACGAGCGGAGACGCGATCTGCTGCCCTCGGAATGCATCGACAACAGCCTGCGCCAGCGTCAGCAGCGCGGCGTCGCCTCGCTCCCTAGGCTGCATTAGCTGCACCTCCATCACGCCAGTCGCGCGCCACTTGCGCAGGCCCATCGTCAACTGCACCTCGTCTTGGAGGGTGATGGTCACGCGGGCTCGCGGGTTGCTCGTCGCCGGCTCGGGTGCGTTGTCGTAGACCACGACGAGCTCCTGCGGCGTCGCCACCTGGTCGATGAAGCGCTGCCGGACAGCGGTGATGGCTGCGGCCTGGCTCACAGGATCTTCCTGTACTTGGTCTCGACGTCGCGCAGGGTCGGCGTAACGACGCCTTCCGGCGCTTGGATCGACCACGGCTTCTTCGTGCCGCTGCCGAACTCGACGACCTCGGCATAGGGCACCGGGTTGCTGAAGTAGATGATCGTCGGCTCAGTGATGCCGGCGATGGCGCGGCTCATCTGGTCAATGGCCTGCGTTCCCGTCGCATCTACGCCAGGCAGCTCCTGCCGCAGCGGTGCGCCGATCTGCGCCTGCCAGTTGCGCCGCATGTGGCCACCGACGTAGCCGGGCTTCTTGTAGCCAGGGATGCGCTTGGAGATGGCCCAGTTCTGCTCGTTGCCGACCGGCGTGTTGAGTACGAGGCCGCGCATCACGTCGATGCAAACGCGCTTCATCACGTCAACCGGAAGCGCCTGAAGGTTGTCCTTGGCCCAGGCGTTCAGCTCGGCGATGAACTGCTTGCTCACACCGCCACCTCGCCGCAGTCGCAGCGGTAGCCGGTCGTGACGCCTTGGATCTGGTACGTCTCCACGGCGACGATCTGCCAGACCTTCGCCGCGGCCGTCAGCCGGTCGCCCTTCTTCGGCGTCACCGTCAGGCCGCTCGCCGGCAAGTACCAGGTCGCCGTCACCGACGAGTCGAAGCCGCCGGCGGCGTAGCGGCTCGTGTCCCGCACCGGGCCGTCGGCTTGCACGGTGTAGTCCACCGTGGTCTCGGTCACCGTGCCGTCGGCGGCGTAGGCCGTCGCCGTCCGCACCGTCAGCGTCGCGGCCTGGCCAAAGATCTGCGCCATCAGCAGCTCGAGCTCGAGGAAGTCGTCGGAGAGGCTCACAGGTCCAGCCACCCCCAGCCGCCGCCGCCGCCGATCAGGCCAGCGGTCTGGAGCATGCGGTCGATGCGGACGAACTGCGTCTCGACCGGCTTCGCGCCGGCGTAGGTCACCGACTTCGAGGCGCCAGACGCGGCCGACAGCGTCTCACTGCGGATGTCCGCAGAGGTTCGCGTCGTCGGGTTGATGTCCTCGCCGGTGATGTGCAGCAGCGCCAGCATGGCCGTCGCCTGCTGCAACCGAAGGGGGATCTCGTCGCTGTCGATCGCATTGCCGGCGCTGTCGACGGCATAGGTGCGCGGCCAGTCCAGGCCCTGCGCCGAGCTGTAGCGGTATCCGCTCCATCGGCCGCCGTAGCGAACGTCCAGCGCCATGGTGGCCTGGCGCAGCGCGTCTTGATGCTCTGCCTGGCTTGCCGCCGTCCAAGCCGTTGGGTTGCCGTAGGTCTCGTGGTAGGTCGTCGCATACTCGACCGTGCAGTAGCTGTTGGCCGTAGCTAGCGCGCTTCCGGTCTCAACGACGAACGTGGCGCCTTCGGAGACCGTGTCGCCGGCAGCAGCGCCGTCGCCGCCGGCGTCAGAATCCAGCAGCGCGACCAGCGCGTCGTAGAGGTCGTAGCCGATCTGGAGCTCGGCTTCGCCGCCGTAGTGGACGGCCTGCGCCTCGTCGCGGACCAGCTCGTAGTCCTCGGTGCCGTTGTTGAGCAGCACGCCGACTCGCTGCTTCGACGTAGACAACGCGGCGATGGCGTTCCGAATGCCACCGACGCGCTGTGTCATCGTGCTCGACGGGAGACTGTTGTGCTGCGAGTTGCCGCCGGACGTGATCGGTGGCGGGTTCTGGAGGTACACGACGGGCACCGGCGAGCCGATAGCGCGCGTGCTGAAGGACGCGCGCAGGTCGTCAATCCACGGGCCGACCTTGGACGCGAATGCTTCGGACGCCGCGACGCTGCTGGCGTCGTTGCCGCCGATATCGGTGCAGATGCCGATCAGGTCCGGCGAGCGGCCGAGCTGCTCAAGGCATTCCTGCTTGAACAGCTTCCACTGGTTCAGCAGGTCCGGCCAGATCGTGCCGGCGTCCTCAACGGCGTTGGCAGCGCCCTGCGACTCAATGGTCAGGTTCACGCCGTTGCGCGCGTACTTCCACAACACGACGCCGTTGGGGTAGCGCTCGCCCAGCTTCTTCATCAGCGTCGCGTCCGGTCCGAACGTCGTCGCGTTGACGGTGCCGAACGTGTTGCTGTTTGTCATCACGTCGTACAGCTCGACGTTGCCGTTGCTGGCGTTCCAGACCCACTGGCTATCGCGCTGCGTGCTGGGCTCGTTCTCGCCCAGCAGCGAGCCCTGGCGCGACAGCTGCACGAACATGTTGGAGACAACGCCGACGAACTGGCTGTCGCCGATCATCGCCACGACCGGGATGGCGCTGCCGGCTGGCGCGGTCGGAATCTCCGCCCAAACGCCGTAGAGAAAGCTGCCAAGGCGAACTCCGGCCTCGACGTAGTCGTCGGTGCCGTAGTAGCGGCGCGAGCCGTCTGCCGGCAGGACGCCGGGCTGGTTGACACTGCCAACAGTGACCGTGATGCCAGTGCGCCAAGTGCGCGCCCACGACATATCAAAGGCGTGGACGTCGGCCTGCTCGTTGGAGACCTGGAACATGAAGTTCCGGTAGGTCTGCGTGATCGCGGCAGGGTCGGGCAAAGCATTCGGAGATGCCTGCGGATGCGGGACGACCATGATGATGGGCGTCGCGGCCGCACAGCTGATATCGGCCTGGCCGTCCAAAGCCGCGCGGATGTTCGCGCAGAACGATGTCATCGCCGCGTAGAAGCCGGCGGCGGTCGTGACAGGATCGGCCAGATCCGTCATCGCCGCGTCGATGATGATCGCCTGCACGTCGAGCGTGTCCGTGCCAGGCAGCGCAGCGGCGGCGGTCTGCGCCGTTGCCACGGCGGCGTTGAAGCTGGTGCTTCCGTTGCTGAAGCCAGTCGCGCCGACAAAGCCGTAGCCAAGCGTGAACTTGATAAGCTTGAAGCCGCCAGGGAACCGCTCCCAAAGGCGATTCATCAGCATCGGCGTCGGCGTGATCGTGCCGACGGTGTCGACGGTCTGCTGCCAGTTGTCGCCGTTGGTGACAATCGGAGAGACGGTGCTGGCGCTTGGCGCGTAGTGGAACTTGACCCACTGGCCGCCGCTCAGGTTGCCATCCCAGTAAGGATCAAATGCGCCGCCCGTGACGCCGTCAGCACCACTCGGCACGACGCGCGAGAACTTGTAGTTCTGCTGCCAGACGCCGTAGTAGCCACCCGCCAAGCCGCCAATGGCAAGACCCGCCGGCGCGCGCGTCAGCCCTGGCGTGCCGTTGGTGATCTGGTCGTCGCCGATGTAGAGGACGGTTGGGATCGCTGCCATGTGTGTCTCGCGTCACGCTGTAATCGAGCCGCCGGCCCTCATGCCAGGACCGGCGGCTCACCGCGGCAAAGTTGCCGCGGAGGTCTGCTCAGGAGATCGGGACGAGGTACGCCGTGTACGTGATGCTCGCCGAAGCGCCGTTCACGTTCGTGTACAGTCGGATGTAGCGCAGGCACTCCTGCGAATCCGCCGTCGTGCCCGTCTGGCACACGTTGTCGGCATAGAAGACCAACCGGATGTTGGCCGCCGTGTCCGAACCGTGCGCGATGCTGGCGGTGTCGCCAACAGTCAGCGTCGCCTTGCGGTACGTCGTGCTGAACGCAGTGGCGCTCGCGCACTCGACCCACAGGTCGTAGTACTGACCAGTGCCGACGTTGATCGCCGTGATGTCGACGACGATGGCGAACTTCGAGAACGCGCCGGCCGCGCCGGTGTCATAGTACGCAGCCGCCGAAGCGACCTGCGCCGCGGCGCTCGCAGTGACGGCGTAGCTGTCCTTGAGCTGCGTCGCGCTGTCGAGGGTGAGAGAGTAGCCTTGGAATGCCATTGGTGTTTGCTCCTTAGATCAGTCCGCAACAGCGGCGTTGGAGATGTGAGCGACGCGCGCCACGCAGCGCGGGTGAGCGTCGACCAGGTTGGCGTACATCTCGACGCGCGTGCGGAAGCACGGCTTGGAATCGAGCTCGCCGAGATCGCGAACGGTGACGCCACCGTTCGTGGCCATGAACAGGCCCATGTCCGACAGCGACAGGACGTAGATCGACGTGTTCGTCGACGCCGACCCGGTGCCTTCGTTGAACGCCAGCTGTTCCAGGCCGCTGGTGATGCCAAGCTGGTCGGCCTCAAGGATGGTCAGACCAGCGTAGGTCGTGACGATGCGGCCGAACTCGTCGCGGCTGGTCGAGATCGACGAGCTGTTGCGCAGCTTCGTCGTGATCAGGACCTTCATCATGCGCGACATGAGGATGTGGGTCGGGTTCTCGACCAGCGTGATCGCCTCGTCGAGCTTCGCCAGCGACAGGCCAGAACCGGTCGCGTGGTTCAGGATGATCTGGCCGGCGTTCTCGCCGCCGTCGACCGTAGCAGCCGTGCCGAAGCCGCCGCCGTAGCGCGACTGGAGGCCATCGAAGCCGTTCACATCCGACGACGTGCGGCCCTTGATGATCTGGTGGCTGATCGTCTGAGCGAGCAGCGCCGCCTTCATTTCCTCATGGGCCGACCGGATCGTCGGGCCGTGCGACTGCACGAGGAAGTTGTCGACGTCGAGGTCGCCGCCGATGATCTTGAGGCCGACCGAACGCTGCTCGGTTGCACCCGCCGACTCCGAAAGCGCCGAGTTGACGGCGCGGAAGCCGACCGAGCCCAGCGACACTTCGCGGGTCCAGGCGTACGAGTTGCCCGCGACCTGCACCATCGGCATCGCGGCGAGAAGAGGCGAGCTGCGCGCGAACGTCGTGAGGACGCCGGCACGCTTGAACTCGCCGTTGTTTGCGGCCAGTTGGGCCGACTGAATCAACGTGAGAGCCATCTCTGTGTTCCTACTTGCGGATCGAGCCCGCGCAGGAACAGCAGGATGGATCTAGACCAGGCGCTAGATGACCGAGTTGGCACGGTCGAGCAGTTCCCTTGCGGACATGTTCTGTCCTGGGTTTGCTGCTCGGGCGGCACCGCCGACCTGAGAGCTGCCACCGGATCCCCCGGTAGCTTGTGCCTTGAACAAGCCGCGCGTCGTGGATGCGTCCCGCATCTCGGCGATCAGCTCG